TGCACCGTCACCAAAGATGGCAAGACTGTCCATCTTGATTGCCAACTGAGTCATCAGATCCTCACGGATCATTGCCTCAACGTCCTCAGAGGATTGAGCCAACAATTGACGGGTCACAGGGACAAACGCAGTCAACCGGTGGGGAGTCAGTTTCAGACTGTCAAAGGTGGGGTTGCTTTCTGCAGAGGTGCCGGTCTCACTCTTGCTAGTGATGGTCGTGCCGGTGATCTGACGTGGGATCTCAATGTCACCCTGCAGGTCATCCAAACGACGTGCGCCAAGTTGGAATACAACTGCCAGATTGCGCAAGAGTTCAATCATGCTCAAGGTGTCGGTTGCAACCGTTGCACCACCCGTTGCATAGTTCCCTGCCGCCATGGTGGTCCGGGCGATGGTGTCACGGACCCCCTTGGACATACGGGAGACTTGTGCGTTGGTGATGTCAGAGGGAATGAAAAGGCCCTGTGCCTCTTTGCCCAACTTGCGCTCAAGCTCTTTGGACATTTCACCCTCAAGACCGTCAACGGGTCTGCCAGATGCCATCAAACGAGTTGCCCGGACGATGCTGAAATCCTTGACATCTTTCTTGTCCATGCCAACGGTCATTGCCTCTGGGTCCTGACGTCCAACAATTGTTTTTTCAACGTGATTTTCTGCCCGTTCCAGGATCTTGGTCTGGAATTCAGCAAGGCCCATGCCATCCTTGATTGCGGTTTCAGCCAGATCAACGCAGTCATACTTGCGCCCAAGGGCAACCATCGTTGCCATCTGCCCGGCGTTGTCCTTGAAAGCCTTTGCGTCTGCCAACTCACGTTGGACCTCTGCAACTGCCTCTTTCTTGATTTCTGCCCGGAGTGCATCCAAGTTGATGCTCTGGGGGTCCTTGTTTTCTTTTTCCATTGTACTTGCCTTTTCTGTTTTCTTTTTCCGGGTCGTGGCAGACCTGTTGACTCCAACGTTGATGTCTGCCGGGTATGGTTCAAACGCAAACCCCAGAGGCTCCCAATCCGTTGCCCTGTAAACCTCAAGGGCACCGTCACCGCGCATCTCTTGCAATACTGCGGAGTGGATTGAGGCATCAATAGATACATTGCGCCGAATGTTCCTTTTGACGTCCTCTCTGATTTCTTGCGCCCGGGCACCGGAACAAAACCGGACCCCAACCTTGATCTTGCGGTCAACCAAGTCCACTCTTTCCACAGAACAAACCTGATCCCCACCGTGAGTATCACGTCCCACCCCTGCGGTCTGCAAACGTTCCAACCGAATGCTCTCCGGGGAATGGTCCAATATATAAGCCTCACCGGGGAAATCCTCTATTTCCGCCTCTGAGGAAATTGTCATTGAGATCAATTCATCATCATTGGGATCTGATTCTGCTCTCTCAATCCTGAAAGACCTTTTGAGGGTCTCATCAAATTCAGTCCGGGTATCACCGGTCTTTCTTTCAATCTGTTTGCTCATCTTTGGTCCTCTGGTTTTCTCTGTCCAAATTGATCTGTTTCCAAAGTCAACTCAGGTGGTGCCGGGATCGTCAAGTTGGCACCGGCATCATTGAGGATCTGCCTTGCCTCATCAGTCGTGATCACTCTGCCAACCCCCAAATATAGTTGCTGAATCTTTCTCTCAAGGGATGTCATGTCCTCATCTGCGGTCAACCCTGCCTCTTTCCTTTGCTCATTGGCAAGAGCATGGGCCTGGATATTCTCTCCCAGATCAGTCCGGGAGACCTCTGCGGCAATCGCTTGATCCGTTTTCCATTGGTTATCACGGAGTTTCTCATTGTATTGGGCATCTTTGATGGGATCAACCCATTGCCACGTACGTCCTTGGAACTTGTGGACAGAAAACTTGTCCATCTTGATCAACGGCAAGGGGGACCCGTTGGGGGTCTTGAGTGCCTGATTGAGTAGGGCATACTCAAGCCAATTCAGAAAGACTCTCTCAAGAAAGTCATCAATCTCGTCCTGTTGTTTCATTGTCCATGAATCACGCTCATCAAGGGTCCCTGCCCTGATTGATGAGAAATTGACGTTTTCAAGGTCGTTGGCATAAGTATGGTATGCAACGTCAAGACCGGTTGCCTGATCCCGTTTCCATGCCCGTTGCTCATCCTGGATCTCTTGCCCACCGGGTCCACCCGGGGAAAGTAGTTCCTTTTTAACCCCCGGGACTCCAACCTCAGACGATCCCGGTTCAGTCGTTGCCGGTGGGTTGAATTTCAATAGGTCCTCATCATCCCAATCCTCAGGGGTCTCATAGTAGGCGGAGATGCAAGCCATAATCCTCTTGCCAACAATTACTGCCTCTTGCCAATTTTCATATTGATGCAAATCAGTCAACATTGCATAGGACCAAGGTATTCCCCGGGTCTGGTTCTCAAAATCAGTCTTAAAAGAGTGGATAATTTGATCTGCAGGGATTCTCTCCCTCTCGTTGCTTGCCCCGGGTCTGCGTTTCCAAGGATCTGCAGGGATCTCTTTGAGGATATGATATGCAACCGGTTTATTCCACTTGTCTTGCTCAACCCCCATGATGACAACGTTGCCATTGGCAAGCCTCTTGGAATAGCACAGATCAAGAGCCTCCATTGGGATCAACTGCAAGGCATATCCAAAGGGGTTGCCAACTGCCTCTGCAGTCCCCTTGATTTCCCTGACTAAATATTCACCATCACGGGCCTTGTCCCTGACGTTCTTTCTGTGAGCTTGTTGAAAAGAATACTTGCCGCATTTTGTGCAGACCCCTTTTTTGCCCCAATCTTTCCACCCCTTTTCAATCACTCTCCGGGCAAGATCGTCTGAGTCACCATTGGGATCTGACACCAATGATTGGAGGATGAATCCTGTAAAGACAATATTCTTCTCGCACATATCAAGAAATTTCTTGAGTTGCCCTGAGTTCTTTGCTTTGTCCCGGGCCCTATAAAGCATGGTTGGTTGGTTGTTGCTGATGTCCTCATCAGTCGTGATATCCCCGGTGATCCAATCCTGAAACATCCTATTTTTCTTCCCGGCATCAAATTTCCTCCCAACCTTTTTGGTGGTGGGGGTTTTCTTCCGGTTGAATAGCTTTGACAATATGCTCATTATTCAGGGTTTCCAAAGGTATGGCGGATCATCCGCAACTCTGCCGCCGCATTGGGGTTCTCTGCACTCCCGGCAACCAGACACTCAGTCTTGACCAGGTTCTTGAAATGGGTATAAACTCTCATCACCTCATCCCATGACATCCTTTCAACTTTCTTGCCGTTGATCTCCGTTTTCATGGTGTCTCTGGTTGCCTTGCCCTGAATGACGGTCTCCAAGAGATCCAATACTATTTGATTATGGGATCTGGGGTCTGACTGATCTGCAGAGAAATCCTGTAAGACCTCAAGACAACCCCGGTCAATGAGGACCTTTTCCGTGCCCTTGGTTGCATAGGCTTGCCACTTGTAATCACCAACCGTGTAATTGGCAGTCGTTGTTGGGGCAACGTCAACTGAGAAATCTTCACCATCCGCACTTGCCTCAATGGAGAAATTGGTGGTCCCGGTATCAAGCAAATAATAGTAGGTAAGGGTCCATTCGCTTGCAGGGTAGTCATCAGAGAGGTCAGTCCGTTTCCACTCCCAATTGGCACCGGCAATCAGGGTAGTTGGTTCTGTCTCAGGTATATTGTCAGAGTGAGCCATTAGATCCTTTGGTTTCTATCTTACAATGAGAAACTCCGTGAGACCTTGCAAGTGGTGGGCAACAATGGTTTATCAGGATAGGGGGAAAGGTTGGCGATATCTCCGCCATAGATGGGGGTGACTGTAACAAGAAAGAGACCCCCGGGATATTAACTCCGGGGGTCCCTTTACACGTGGGGGAGAAATGAACGATACAAAAAATATATTGTTGCCGCCAACCTTGTCAAGCAAATTGGCGCAATCTCCATGACTCAAGAGCTTTCTTTGATGCCTGAATCTCTCCGCCACCGGGCTTGAGGATGGGCATGGGGTCTTGGTTTGCCTTTGCCCTTTTCCTCCACTTGTCCAATGTCCTTGGTGTCACCTGCAGATAATCCGCAATCTCATCCCTCCCTTTCAGGATGTCCGGGGTCTGGTTCAACATTTGCTTTCCTCCGTTGGTTTACTTTTGCATCCATGACCCATCCCTCTTTGCCTTGTTGACAAAGGTGGTGGGCTTTTGTTTTGTCGTGCCTCTGGTTCTCTTTTCCTTTTTCTCTGCTTTCTTGTCCTTGGTTCTCATTGCTCTCTGAATCTTCAATCGAAACTGCTTTCTCCCCATCAGTACCAAGACCATCTTCTCACAGTCAAACCAATCCCTCCTTTCATGGGACCCACAGTCCCAATTCTGCCTCTTGTCCCCATGAGTGTCATTGTCCTTTGGTCTGACTGAGGCAATGTGTGCCGTGTAATTAAAAACGTCTGGACCATACCCCATCTTCTCATGCTTGCCCTCAACTGATTCCTCCATGCCAAGAAACCTCTCATAGTCCGGGAGAAACCAATAATTGTTGTCTCTGTCATCTTGCTCATACAGTAGGCGGATCAACATGACCTGCAGTTTCCCGGCATCGCACAAGAGCAACCGGGTCTGTCCTTTGGTGGTGGATAGGGCCCACATTGATTGGGGTCTTGATGCCCCCTTGTATTGCCAACAATTCTTGTTTTTCTTGGCAAGGGTTTTCACGTCCTCTGCATTGGTGCCCCCTTGGTCAATGATAAATAAGGTGACCGGCAACCCCTCATAGGTGCCCCTGATCACCTGATCCAATTCCTCCCGGGTCTCTGCAAACCCAAACGCCAAGAGGTATGAATTCCACTTCTCATCAAGGCCCCTGATGATCCAGAACCATCCAAAGGGACTCTCTTGAGTATCCGCCGCACCAATGACTGCCTTGATGCAACCCGGGTCCCAATCGTGGCAATGGGTGACTATTGCCTCACCCCTGTCCTCTTTCATTTTCTTTTTAGGCACCGGGAGACCCACAAAGGAATTCCAATGGGTCCTGATGACCTCATAATTGTTGGTTCTCCCTGCCTTGATCCGTGATCTGGCTATTTCCTCCCAAGACAAAGCAACCCACCTCTTTTCATCCTTGTCATAATAGCTTGAAAGACTGCCAAAGAGAAAGCCCCTTTCCGTGTAATTGTCCGGGTCCCCATGCACATACTCACCATCCTCAACCATCTCCCGGGAATCCTCCCAATGGTGGGAGTGCTTGCAATAGGGGCACTCCAACCGGATTGACTCAGGGATCAAGGCACCATCCTCCGTGAGCCACTTGAGGCCCCCATGAAATTCCTTGGTGTATGGGTCCCGGTATCCATCCACTTTGGTTGACTCAATTTTCAACTCTCCACAATTCAGGCATCTCAGAGTATAGAGTCCCCGGGACGTCAGTTGATAAAAGTGGTGCATTGCGGAATCGTCCTCGCCGCCTTTGAACGATGAGCATAGTGTCAACATCCCATCCCCTGCGGCATATGCCCGGCGCAATCGTTTCTGGATGTTCCCCACCTGGGCAAGGGTCTTGTCATAGGTGAGAGGGTAGGTGTCAATCTCATCACCGGTTGCCCTCTTGACTCTCCGTGAGGTGATGTCTGCCCCGGCACCCATAAAATCAACTATGTTCTCTCTCATGGAGTATCCACCCTTTCTATAGGTGCCCTCCCCTGACCTCAGTTGGTTTGCCAAATATTCCACCGCATTGACCATTGGATGGAATTCCTCATCATTGATTTTCCGGGCTTTCTCTCTTTCCTCATACACGATATAGAAAAGACCGGAGATGAAACGCATTGCATAGACCATTGGGCACTTCCAAGAGAAAGACTTTCCAAACTGTTCTGGACCTGAGATGACCACCATCTTGACCCCTTTCTCAAATTGTGCCCTGATGGGGTCCACCTGATATGGTTCAAGGGTGATGGTTCCTGACTCTGCCCCTGCCTTGGTGGTCTCCATGATGATCTCAGACTCAATCCACTCCACCGGATCCACCGGGATCAGGGACCCAACCCTCTCCGCCAAACGCTCAAAGGCAGACCCAGAGTCATCCGCTGAGAATTGCCGGGGATGCCTGAGATATCCGGGGTGGTTCAATCCTCATCCCTCCTGATCCTCTCCGCCGCATCCTTTGCCGCCTCTTGGATCTTCTTGAGTTGGGAGGGGTCCAGGTCCAACCGTCTGATCTCCCTGAATATGATATCAAGACCGGCATTGACTCTCTTGAGTAAGGTGGTTCTATACTCATCCATCACTTTCTCAAGATGCTTGCCGGTTGCAATCTCAATTTTCTCTGTCTCCGCCTGTAGTTTCTGGGCCCTGAGTTGATGCATTGAGTCAATGGCTTTCTCATCGTCCGGGGTCTTTGGTGCCGGGGGTCTGCCAACGTTGCTCTTGTTGGCTTGATACCATTTCTTGAGATCCTCATCCTTGGCATCGTCCCCGGGGTATCCCTCCCGTTTCCTGAACCTGGACAGGCTTGAGGATGAGCAATTAAAGAGTTTCATCAACTCTTGAGACCGGGAGGGTTTTCTTGGGGTGGTGGTCTTTGACCCCTTTGGTCTGCCTCTCTTTCTCTTGGTTGGTTGGGCTTTCTTTCTAGTCATCAGGTTGGACCCCACTATCCAGACCGGTGCCCTCACAGGATGGGCAATCCTCAATGATGGGGGCCCTGCCTTTCTCTTGTAATTCAATCTTGATAAATCCGGTGCCATTGCACCTTGGACAATCCGGGCACTCACAATCATTGACATCACGCCCACAATAGGTGCAAGGTTCCTCATCGTCATATGGAGTGCCATTGCACCCCGGGGGATATAGTCCACTCATGTCAGTCCTCGCCTCTTTGGATTCTCAAAGGTTTCACCTCACCCTCTGGGGTCCCGGGTTCCGGGTGGATCTTGCGCCAACATCTCATGCAGTAGACCTCTTTGATGACCAGATTTTTCCCGTCATGGTGACCCACAAAAGACAACCGGGTTGATCCACACCGGCAAGCCCTGTACTTCTCAAGACTCATTTTCTGCCTCCGCTGAAATTATGCCATTGACCACATCATATGTTGACTGCCCATGCAGAAATTCTTGCTCAATCCGCTTTGCCTCATCATTCATTGCCTTGAATAGGGCATGAATGCAGACAATGGGCGTTGCCCCGGTCTCTCTTGACATTGCCGTTGCAATCTTGGCATACCTTTCCTTTGCGCAATCTGTCAGGGCAATTAATGACTTGACCTGTGTGACCTCTCCCATGAAAAAATAATTGATCTTATACATCCTCCGCCCTCCGGTAATTGACGGTCACCTCATACAACCCGTCTTTCAGTTTCAATGTTTCCCATTTATCCAACAGATACTCAGGTTGAGTTGGATTCACCGGGGGAAACGGTTTGCCGATCTCAAAAAGTAATTCATGTTCGCGCTTGACTGCCGCCCATGCCTCATGCCCATCCTTGGCATTGTGGACAATAAACACGTCCGGTGCACTTGGGTCAGCAGGAAATCTTTGGATAGGTCCTCTGACCTGGATCTTTGTGGGCTTG